TCACCGGGCTTTCAGCCTTTCGCCGAACGCCTTGCCAGCCTCAAAGGCCGACTTGCCATCCTGAATCACCTGGATGATCTCGCGTTCCTTCGCAGGGCTGGTGGTGTAGGGGCGCGGGATCGCGCTGGTAAAAGTGCCGCGCTGCTGCGCAAAGATCACCAGATAGAGGGGCAGCAGCGTCTGCATGAACCCGGCGATCTGATCGCCCGTCCATTCCAGGCCGGTCAGCTGCAGCGCCGTGGCCAGCGCGTTGGCCACCGGCAAACTGCCCTCTCCGGTCAGATGCGTGAAAGCCAGATCCAGCGCGGTCAAGCCGGCGGGCACGATGCCCAGCCAGAAACTGCGGGTCTTGGCAAAGAATATCGGGGCAATGGTTTTCATGCCGGTGATGTCCATCGGGTCAGGTTCCTTTCAGCCAGGTGGAAACGTTGAAGCCGGGGCAAGCCTTTGCCGCGACCTCGTTATGGCCGCGCACGCGATCGATCGCGGTGCGCAGGCTGATCGCATCGATCATCTGGCGCAGCGTGATGTCCTGCTGTGCGGTGTAGTTGTCGCGGAACTGGTCAGTCTCGGCCGACCCGTGGCCGCCCAACAGGCAGACATGGATCACGCCACTGTTGTGGCCGATCGCGCCAGATCCGATGACGGTTTCAGGGCGGCCGGCCAGCACCGTGCCGGGCCGATCGATGATCCAGTGATAGCCGATGTCCTTCCAGCCGTTCGCCAGGTGCCAGCGCCGGATCTCGGCCACCTTGTCGGCGATCGATCGGCCGGCCATCCAATCGGGCCGGGTGGCGGCGGAATGCACCATGATCTCGCGCACGGGATGGCGGGCGCTGCCCTGATAGATCATCGCCGAGGCGGGGCGCGCGGGCGTCGGTGCCGGGGCAGGGGCCGCTACAGCGCGCCCGCCGGCCGCCAGCCAGCGTTCGGCCGCGCCTCGGGTGTTGGCGCCATAATAGCCGTCCAGGGCGCCAGGGGCGTGCCCAAGGGCCGCCAGGCCGGTCTGGATCTGGCGGATCGGTTCGCGGGTGTCCGTCATGGTGGTGGATCTCCAATGCAAAAGCCCCGCACGGGGGCGGGGCTGGATCAGATCGAGGGTGTCGGGGATCGGTTGGCGCTATTCGCCAGGGACTGACACGGGGGAACAGAACGGCCCCAGGAACCGCTGGCGGCCGCTGTCGCTCTGGACCGAAAAATGCGAACAGATCCGATAAGGTTGATCGGGGGTGTTGCAGCTGGTCAGGGCACTGATGCGCCACAGGCGGTTGCGTTCGCCCTGCCAGGTGTTGTGATGTTCGGTTGAACAGATCACCGATCCATCATCGGCCTCGATCACGATTGCCCGCACCCCGTAAACCGGGCTGCGGGCACGGGTCATATCCTGGACGATCTGTTCCCCGGCCGAGTTGGTGATGATCGCCAGGTGATTTTCCAGGTTCGGTTCGCCGCGCAGGGCATCGATCGTCTTTGGCCCGAACACGATAAAAGCGAACAGCAGCAACAGCAGCGACCCCGGCGTGCTATGCCGGCGCACCGCGTCATTCAGATGCATGCATTTACCCATTTCCGCCGCCTCCTAAACGTCGGGTGATGATTTCCTTAAGGATCTGGCGATCGGCGACCAGTGACCTGGTGACGTCAAGCGCCGGATAGCCCACCGATGACAGCAGGATGACCGCCACCGGCTCACTGACGCCGGCCCATTCCGCAGCCCAGGATCCGGTGGAATAGGCCAGCAGCCCGCACATGGCGGCCTCGGCCACACGGGCGGCAATCTGCGTCAGGGGGGATTTGGTATAAACATAGATCATGCCGGCAGCGATGCCCGCCCAAACCTCGGGATCTCGGGCACGGGCCGCGGCTTGCCACCACAATTCGGGATCGGGCATGGCGGCCTCCATTGTTAGGTTGATTTATTCAGTCAGGGCTTTGCAGCTCACCCACCAACCCACAGCATCATTGCCGCGCGGCCTGCCGTGGAAATTGCGCCATTGTCGCAAATGATAAGCCTGGCGATGTCCTGCTGCGCGCTTGTGGCGCTTCCTGCGTCTCCAATTTGCAGGATACCGCTAAGGGCACCCTCCGAACCAAATACAGTCTCCGAACCATCGCTGTCCAAGGTAAGGCCGGCTTGCCCTGCCGGCTTGCGGAACACGAAAGAGTGCCAACCGATGACGGGCGCTCGAATTGGCGCGGTTGCAGCGGCTCCCAAGCCCGCCATCTGCCAGACCGGCGTTGCCATTGTGGACCGAAAGTAAAATTCCGGGGCACCCAGATCGAACACCTTTTGAAAGTTGGTGTCGACATTCGAGAAATAAGCCCGGCTGGCATATGCAAGCTGCCCGATGGTCGGGGTGCCGCCGGTCGCGTCATTGATCCAAGCCTTTCCGTTCGGCATGAACCGCAGGACCGGCCTGCCGTTGCGATCTGCCCTGACCGGGGCCGTCCCCGTCAGGGCCGGAACGATCCTGTAAGGGTTTTCGGCCGGGGCAATCCGGGGCAGCCAGGGGCCAGATCCCGTGTAATCCGCAGCATCCCAAGCCCCCCGAAATCCGGGCAATCTGGCAATGATCGAATCAATCGTTTCCAGTGGGGGAAAGAACGCGCTCTCTGGAAAAGATGACGCACTGCCCAAGAAATTAACCGGCATATCACTACCTCAAAGCTGCAGGGTATAACCAAGGGCAGGACGCAGAATGCGCTCACCCGGAAGGAATAGAGACGGGGCTTCCCAAGCGTCACGGATCGCGCCGGTGGAAATCGGCCATTTGTCCGAAATGTCCTGTGCGTCCTGCTCTCGCCAGGCGTATGCCAGGACACGGCCCGCAGGCGATGCACTGCATTGGATTGCGATTTGGCGCTGGCCCGTTTGCGTTACAGACAGAACGGAAATTGATCCGTCCCCGATCTTGAACCCCATATCGGGGCGAACCTTGCAAAAGGTAGGATCGATCTTGATTGGCAGCAGGCTGTCAAAATCAACCGTGATCGTGTTTGCAACAACCGTTGCCGAAATCATCCGGGGACATTTCCATTTGCGCCCTTCCATGATCTCGCGCATCGCGTGTCCATATGCTTCACCTTGCAGGATCCGCGCATAGTGACTGTGATGAATGTTCTCCAGCGCGCCACCGTTGAACCCAAAGTCCATGGTGTAGCGCGGCATTGTCATCGTCAGATTGCTGTATTGTCCACTCTCGGCAATATCCGCGATGGCAAGGCGCGACGGCCAAGCACCGCCCCTAAATGAATCAGCACGCAGGCCAGAACCACTTGCCTGATCCACGAACCACCGCACGGGAATTCCTGGCAGATCGGTGGCCAAGATCGCCTCGCGTTCCGCCTTCATGCCCTGGAATTGCGTGACATACAGATCCCGCGCGGTCTGCCAATCCGCTTCTTGGTGGGTGAAACAGATATGAACGGCCTCGATCTCGTAACCAAGGGCCAGAAGGCTATCGCGCATGTTGCGGATGTCCTGCGTCCAGTTATTCCACTGCGCCAGATAGTTTCCGGCGCTGTTCTTCCAGATGCCGGTGGTCAGGTTTGTTCCGACAAGCGGGTGCCCACCGACCGCATGGGATCGCACGGCAAACACATTGAACGGCTGACCTCGCAGGTGATTAAGCAACGCGGCAGCAGTCGTGGCATAGGATTGAACAAAGCTGCCATTGATGTTCACGGCATCCTCACGGGCCGGAATCAATGCAGATGATGCCGGGGCAGCAACCCCCAAGTAACCCCGCAGACCACCCCGCGCACCGCTCACATCATTCAACATCAGGATATGGTTCGGCATCGGGGGCGCAGGCCAGATCAGCGGATCATTCATTTCCGTGGCGTCCGCATTCGACTGGCCATAAACGGAAAAGATGATCGCTTTACGCTTGGAACCGTTCACCAGCGCGGTGGGGTATCGATGCCCGCCTGCCTCACGGAACCGATCAACCGCACTCATTCCACGGCGTGCTGCTTGCCCGGTAAATTCGACTTGCCCTAGCGCGTTTTCAGTCGGGGACCAGCCCCCGACAGGGGCCTGCAAGGCGCCTGCCTGGCCTGCCAAGCGCGGCCCGCTTGGGGTCATCCGCATAATGTCGCGGCCCCCAAACTGCATCAGGGAACGCGATCCATCGGCAAGAATAGGGGCATCCTCTAGGACAGTGAATTTGGCATCTGCGTGCGCCCGTGCGCCTTGGCCAATAGCGGTCAATTCGCTGTCCAAGATAGGCTTTGCCACCATACGCAGAAAATTTGCGCCAATAGTTTCGACGATGTAAGTCCCTGGACGCAGCGCGCCCACTGGCAGGATCGAAAGATCTGCGTCGCGGATGCGGCGCGTGTTTGTTCCAACCGTGACAGTGGGATCCACGGCCGTGTTGGTGGCCTCGATAAACAGGCGAAAGAACTTGCCAGCAGTAAATGCAGCAGTGGCGACGTTCGCGGGAATTTCAGCGATCAGGGCATTGGGCGTCCCGCCCGTGACCGTCAGCGGAATAGCACCAGTAGCATCCACTGATGCGATCCGGGCGGCAATCTCGGATGCTACATCGAAACGCTGGACCACCCCCCAAAATGGGCTTGTCTCAAAAAGCGGATCATCGACGGTTGCACCAGGCCCACGCACCACCAATGCTGTTCCCTCAAGAGTAAAGACGCGGCCAAGGCTTCCGGGGATCTCGGCCTGCCCAGCAGTGATGGCAGCTTGCCGGCTATGGAACAGCCCGCCGCGGTTGGTCAGGTTTCCGTCGATCGCTCGGATCAGGTCATTGATAAGATCCCGCATCGGCCCTTTGTCGACGCGGGTGTTGTCCGAAATCACCGCGTTGACAGCGCGGGTCAGGGTCAAGGGAACGGGCATGGGGAATTCCTCTAGTATGTGCCGATATTCACCGGGGCGGAAACAACCCCGGATCCGTTGCTGGATCGCAGGAAATAGGTCTGCGGGCTGGCCGTCAGCACAACCGAACCTTGCACGGTTGATGCCTGATCATACAACCACCGGATAAAGGTGGCATTTGCAAAATTATTGTTGGGCCCGCGCCAAATTCCGGTTTCCCGATAGTTGGCGCCCAGATCCGGTGCGAAACTGAACACAAGGCGGTTGCCCTCGATGCCGGCCTGGATCAGCTCGGGCGCGGCCGGGGGTGTCTGATCGGCGATCACCCGGATCCCGGTGATCACGGTCCAGGGGCTTGCCCGCGTGATGTCGGTCTGTCTTTCCCACATCAGCGATGTCAGGCCCGGAAAGAACCGGCGGGCGCGGATGTCGTATAGATCTCCATCGACCAGATCAGGGGTGCGGAAATATCCGCTTTCCTGGTTGAATTCGGCCCGCGACCAGGGACCGTTCGGCGATCGCCGGAACTGCGCCCCGAACGCCAGACCATCCACCGGCGCCACCACCCCCGACAAGAACAGCGTGCGGCCTTGGCTGTTCACCGTCACCTGTTCGATCACCGGCCCGGCGATCGGCTGGCGCCCGTTCACCGATCGCGCCGGGGCCGAGGGTTTCGCGCCTTCCTCTGGCCGGGTGAAGGGATAGGCGGCCGGATCGTCGCTTTCCAGCTCAACCTTGATCACCCCGTCCCCTGCATCCAGATCCAGCGACAGCGCGGTGATCTTCATCGGGACCATGTTTAGACCCCGATCGGGGCGGTGCAGGAAAACCCGTTCCTCGCCGATCAGCAGCAGCCCCCAGAACCGCAACGACACGGTGGCCGTGATCAGGGGATTCTGGCGGGCCGCCTCCATCTTGGCCAGATGGCGCGCCTGCCCGTGATGCTGAACCCAGGGCAGCGAAAATTCCTGCGGCTTGGGTTCACCAAACCGGGCGATCGCGCGGGCGTTCTGCCAGGGATCGGCCGTGGTTTCGGTATAGTCCAGCGACGGCTCGACATATTCCGGCACCAGCGTGGTGACGCGATCAAGGCGCGACTTGCCGGGGCCGTAATCGATACTGTCGATCTTGCTGTCATCGATCACCAGGGTGGGCGCCTGATAGGTGCCCACGCGGATCCCGATCTTGCCTTCCTGCGTCAGATAGAGGGATCCACCCGCCGCCTGCAGCATCCGCGCAGCCACGTCCTTTTGCGGCTCATTCAGGAAATGACTGCCACCCCCGGCGAACCGGATCCGGGTGCCGCCGGCGGTGGGCATGTCGGCCCGGCTGGCATCGATCCCCGCAAACCAGCTGGTCATGTCGAATTCATCATGCGGGATCATGCCGGCACCGGCGTCCGACAGGTAATGCAGCGCCTGGCGCACCAGGTTGTCGGTGAAGCTCACATTTCCGGTGGCAGGCTCAAAGCAAGGGGTGCCGCGCAGGATCACGCTGATCTCGGGCGGGCGCGATGACGGATAGACCTCGGCAATATCCTCGGGCGGCACGCTGTCGAATTCGGCCAGGATCGTGGCCACCCCGTCTAGGCGGTGCGTTCCCGCGATCCACCGCGTCGGGAAATTCTCGTGCAGCTCGGGCCAATGCCCGCCGGCACTCTCGCCATCGCGGCCGGTGCGAACCCGCAGCCTGACCTTGTTCCCGCCCCAGGGGGAAGTGGTCACATAGCCTTGGGAATTCACATTCACCGGCTTGCCGTCCAGGAACCATTGATCAACCCCGGTGATCCCGCCCGTGGAAATGGCCAGCAGGACATAAGCCCGATTGGTGCCGGGGATGGAAACCCCCATCACGTCGCGGGGAAACGCCTTGTAATCCGCGAACATCAGCGCGCCGCTGACGCGCACCCGGCCATAGTGCTGCGCGCGCTCGGCCGCACCCGATCGGATGGTGGTCTGCAGATCGCGCGGACGCGGGCCGCGCTGCTTGGGGCCGATCTTGGCCAGCACCGCATTGGCCGCCATGTTCACGCCAAGGCTGATCACGGTGGTGGCGACGGCAGCCCCAAGGCCGCCGGCGGCGATGATGCCGCCGACCCATGCAAACGCTGCCGGCATTACTTACTCCATGCGATGATCGGGCGCGCCGGGGCTTCCCCCAAACCGCGCAGGGTTCTAAAGGCCCAGGCTTTGCCGGTGCAGATGGCCGCCGTTTCTTGGCCAAGAATTCGGATCACCCCGACATCACCGGCCACCGGGGCCGGGGTGATCCGCAGGGGCGCCATGCGCGGGCGCAGCAGCTTGGTCAGGCCGCCGGCGATCAGGGCATCCGCGCCGGCTTGCGTGTCATAGGTGCCGCGCAGATCCGCGATGGGATCGTGGCCCCAATGCAGCCGGCACCAGTCAGACATCCAGGCGGTGCAATCGGTCCCGCCCCAGATCCATGGCAGGGCCGCGCCGGCCGCCACGAAAGCGTTCAGCCCTGCAGCCATCCAACGAACTCCGCCCCGCTGGCCTCATACAGCGCCACATATTCGCAGCCGCGATCACCGGGCGATCGCATCTGCTGGTCCCTGTCGGTGTATCTGCCCAACATGGCCGCGTTGCGGTCCTTGAACGGGCCCTCCACGCGGACCTCCAGATAATCCTCGCCAACATCTTCACGCCGGCGGATGTCCGCGATCTTGCCGCTATGGATGAAGATCGCCGGGCCCACCGAACGGCCGCCCATCATCAGCACCAGGCGCTGCGTCAGGCGGCGATCGCGCCATTCGCTTTCATCCGTCAGGACCGCCAGGCCCAGGGATGCCGTGATCTTGCCAAGCCGATAGCGGGCGGGATGCGCGTCCATGACGCCGGATGCGGTGATCCCCTCGGCCCCGATGACATTCAGGGCCGGGATCCAGTTATCGGTGCCGTCATTCCACGGCACGGATCCCTCGATCGCGTGCACCGTGACGGATCGGAAATCGAACTGGAACGTGCGGCGCGCCTCGATCATGTCGCGGTTCGCCTGCAGGAACTGGATCTGTTCTAGGGTCCAGCTCATCGATCGAAATCCTCCACGAAATTGACGGTCACGGTAGCACCCCACCGCAGGCGCTCACGCATCCGGCGGCCTTCCTCGTCACTGGCGAACCTGCAGCGCCACATCGGCGGATCGGTCAGCAGGGTGCGGCCACTCGCGATCGGCCGCCGCAGCGGCGGCTCGAAACGCACCCAACCCGCTTCGTTGCGGCGCACCACCTGGTGCAGCCAACCGTCATGGGTGAAGAAATCACCGACGCGCAGCGACGGGCGACGGGGATCCGCCAGCTGCGTGGTCAGCTGCGAATCCCCGGCCGAGGCGGCGGCGGCCGTCTGCAGCGGCTGCACCCCGACGCCGGAACTCCATCCGGTATCATCCGAAAAGAACGTGCTGTCCCGCCAGCTTTCCTGCAGCGGCGACACGCGGTTGCCATAGCGGAAAGGATCGCAGATCGGCAGCAGGGCGCTGTTCAGCCGGCCGCGCATCATGGCCACCTGTGCCTCGAAACGGCGCATCCGATCGCTGTTGAAATCCAGCGCGAAGGTCAGCGCCACGGTCCATTCGCTCGTTTCCGTCCCGATGATCTGTTCCGAACCCGACAGCCCCCGGCCGGCGCTGCGGGTGGTGGATTTAGGGAAATAGGTCGCATCCACGATCCGCATCAGATCGCGCGGCCATTCGATCAGCTCGGGCATCTAGATCTCGCTTCTGGTCTGAAATTCGGTGATCGAGCTGCGGACCTTTTGGGCGAACATCGCGCGCTCTCGGGCCAGCTCGGCGCGCAGCATGGCGACATCCTCTTGCGTGGCGCTGCCGCCCAACTGGATGCTCGGCGCAAACACGAAACTGGACGATCCCCTGCCAAGGGCATGGTTGGGAATGATCGATCCCGGCACCTTGGGCTGGAAAACCTCGGGACCGCGTTCGCCGACCACATAAGCCTTGGACGGGGAAACCGGCCCACCCTTGGCGCGGAACCCGCCGAACACGGCCGACATCACCGGGCCCAGGATCCCCTGCCCGCCATTCTGACGGCTGAAAGGGCCGGAATTGAACAGCGCCGCCTCCAATGCCGCGCGGGCCAGCATCTTGGCGACATTCGCCAGCGTTTCCGCGAACGAATTCCCGGCAAGGATGCTGTCAAGGATCCCGTCTTTCAGGTTCTGCTGAACCTGTTCCATGAACTGCAGGCGGGCGGCGGCGTCATTCTCCGACTTGGCGCGGCGTTCCTGCGCCGCCACATATTCGCCGATCCGCGCCGCGTTCTGTTCGATCGCCTCGCCATAGGTCTGTTCAGATCCTGCGATCTGTTCCGTCAGGATGATCCCGTTTGCGCGGGCCTCATTGGTCATCAGGTATTGCGCGCGCAGCTTGGCCTGTTCCGATGCGGTCTTGCCGATCAGGTTCAGCTCGAACTGCTGATCCTCCACCTGGCGCTGCGCGGCCGACAGCAGATCCGCGCGGGCCTCCACGGCCTCTTTCAGCTTGTCGGCATGTTCCTTTGCGGCCTCGGTGGCCTCACGCTCGGCATCGGCGACAGCGCGCGCGGCTTCCGCTTCTTGGCGCTGCGCTGCGCTTTCCACGCCCACGCCGCCCGCAAAGATCGAGGCTTCCGCCAGCCGGCGATCCTTGTTGATGCCGTCATTGTGGCCCTGCAGGCTGGCGATCGCGGTCACGATGCTGTCGTTGTTGCCAGACCGGATCGCGGCCACCAGGCGATCGGGCAGGTTGCCATAATTGTAGGCGATGCTGGTCAGCGCGGCCTGCTGCGCCGGGTTGAAGGCACCGAACGTCTCCGAACCGATCTGGCCCCGGATGGTGTTCTGGAACTCCACCACCCGGCGGGTCAGGTCGCGGTTGGCATCCTCGGCCGAAATCCGCATCCCCTGCGTGACCTTCTGGATCGTGCCATCCGCCAGGGTCACGGTGTCCGATCCGAACCCGATCCGATATGCGCTGTTGACCCATTGGCCATCGCGGCGGGTCATGTCGGGATAGGCCGTTTCCGAGAACTTGCCGCCGGTGCCCTCGAACTGGCGCAGCAGCGCGGCCGAGGCGGTCACGCCATCGCTGGCCCCTTCCAGGCCGCTGACGCGCGTCTTGATCTCGGATGGCAGGGCCTCCATCGCTTCCTTGAGCGATACCACCGCCGTGCGCGCGGTGTTGGCCCCTTCTTCGACAGCGCGCAGCGGGTTGCCCTGTTCCATCAGGGTCTGCGCTGCCTCCACGTTGTCGCGCAAGGCTTCCTCTGTCGCCTGCAGGGCCAGGCTGGCGCTGTCGGCGGCCGAGGCATTGTCCCGCAGCCGATCGGCCGCGCCGCTGTCGCGCAGGCTGCTGCCAGCGGCGGCGGTCATTTCCATGGCCAGGGCCAGATCATCATAGGCGCCGGCAGCGCCGTCCGTGCCGGCGGTGGCCTGGACACGGGCCAGCTGCTGATCGAACCCACCCATGGCGGTGGCCAGGCGGATCAGCTGGCGCTGTGCGGCATCGGTGCTGCGCCCGTCCGATACCGCCTTGCGGAACTCGGCCACGGCTTCGGTTGCCTCGTCGCCGGCGCCGGCGATCTGTTCCAGGCGGGCGGATACGGATCCCAGGCTGCGCTGGCCGCTTTCCACCTGGTCCATCAGATCGACCAGCTCTTGAAACACCCCGCCATATTTCCGCGCGGACAGCAGGAAATCGCTGCGCACGGAATTGACCTCGCTGGTGTTCAGCGGGTTCAGACCGGCGCCAAGCGCATCCTTTTCGGCATCGGCGATCTCGCGGCGCAGCTGGTCGCGGGCCGCCTGCAGGGCCGCGCGCGATTGCGTCAGCATCTGTTCGGTGGCGGCGGTCATCGATCCGCCCAGCTGGTCCTGTTCATCCTTGGCCCGCTTGCTGGCCTCGGCAAACGTGTCCAGGGCATCGGCCGCATCGCGCGATGCGCCCTGCAGGCGATCGACACGCTCGGCCGCCGATGTCGTGACCAGCGGCAGGGCCGTCAGGCCGGCCAGCACCAGGCCGACCGGACCCCCGACGAACGCCAGCGCGGCGCGCAGGCCGGTCAGGGCGGCGGTGGCCACCCCGGCCGCGGATGCCGTGGCACCCATGGCCGTGGCGGCGGTGCGCAGGGTGGTGGCCAGACCCGTCAGCAGGGACAGCATGGCCGGGCCCAGGACACGGCCGGCCAGAACACCGCCAGCGGCCACCACCAGATCGATGTTATCGGCCAGGAACACCATGGCGGCCGCGACACGACCGCTTGCCTCGATGCTCTGATCTGCGGTGCCGACATACTGTAGGACGGCATTGCGCAGCAGCAGGAACCCATCGCTGATCGTGGCCGGCATCGACTCGGCCTCGGCGCGCAGCTCGGCCAGGTTGCCGCGCAGCGCCCGATCGATCACCTGGCCGGTCAGCTTGCCCTCGCTGCCGATCTTGCGCAGCTGGTTGACGTTCACGCCCAGCTCGGCCGCCAGCAGCTCGGCGACCTTGCCACCCGACTGGATCACGGTGTTCAGATCGTCACCGGACAGGACGCCAAGCGCCATCGCCTTGGCCAGCGCGTTCTGGACCGATGCCGCGCGATCGGCCTTTGCCCCCGAAACCACCAGGGCATTGTTCAGGGCCTCGGTGAAATCCAGCGACTGACTGGTGGTCATCCCCAATTCGCGCAGCGCGGTGGAATTGGCCAGAAAGCTCTCTGCAGACAGCTCCACCGACGAATAGGTGCGGCGCGCCATATCGCTGATCCGCGCCATGACCTCGGGCGCCTGGTCCATGTCGCGCACCGCGATCCCGATCCTGGACGAAAGATCCGTCCATGTGTCCGTCATGCGCACCAGCTCACGCGCGGACACGAACCCGGCCAGGGCACCACCGATGCCACCCAGGCCGGGCAGCTGGATCTGCGACATCGACTTGTTGGCCTGGCTGGCCAGCCGATCGAAATCCTTTGCGATCTTGTCATTCGCCTTGATGAAGGCGCGCTCTTGACGCAGGGCGGCTTTCTGGAAATCGCTGTCCACCCGCGCCAGCTGGCGGTTCAGCTTTTGCATGGCCACGCCAATGTCGATCGCCAGATCCGGCTGCACGGTCATGTAGTCACCCCATTGAACTTGTCGGTAAGCGCGGACAGCGCGTCATAGTCGCCATTTGTCAGGCTTGGCGCGGGTCCGGTGCCCTGCGCCCGGTTCCAGCCGCTGATGCACGCGTCCAGCTCGTCCAGGGTCATGTCGCGGACCTGTTGCGGCGTGAACCCCAGGACCGCGCCGTTCCCATAAAGCGCGTCAGCGTCTAGTCGGGTGGCGGGGTCTCTTTTTTTTTCTGGTCATCGGCGGCGGGCGGCGGATCGTCATCCTGATCCTCGTTTTCGCCCTGCAGCGAAATCAGCAGGACCGTGGCCGCGACGGGCACCAGGTCCATGAGGCCCGCGCGGTCCACGGTGGTGGCCACCAGGCGCTGTGCATCCTCGCGCGATGCGCCGCCGCCGATCAGGCCGAGGCGCAGGGTTTCGGTGATGTCGGCGACATGCCATTGCGAACCGCCTGCCAGCGACAGGGACACGCGGCCGAAAATCGCCCCGATGCCGGTGCCGCAAGCCTTTTCCAAGGCCAGCATTTCACCGATGCGCAGCAGGAAGGGGTTTTCCCCTCCTGCCCAGTTGATCATCTGCGGTTCGCGCATCAGGCGGTGATACGGTTCAGGGTCATTTCACCATCCGACGCGGCGCCCAGGGATACCTGCGCCCGTTCGCCCCGGTTGCCGGTGATCTCCAGGCTGTTGACGTGGATCCGACCCTGCCAGTAGCGGCCGATGTCCACATCCGCGATGCGGCCGATGTAGATCCGCGACATCAGGGATTCGGTGGAATTGAAGGCATCCCACCAGGTGTCCACCGCCTCGGCCGCCAGAACGCCGGATCCGGTTACGGAAAAGTCCAGCGACTGCACCTCGCGCTCGATCCAGGCCGGCAGATCGGGATCGTCGCAATCGGGCACGTCGATCTCGTTCATGTTCTTGGTGAAGCTCACCGTGTGCTGCGTCAGGCCGCAGGGCTTGATGAACTGGCCGGCGGTCAGCGGGTCGGGCAGGAACAGGGCCACAACCGATCCGCTAAAAGTCCTAGGTTTCGCCATTGGTGTTTTCCTCTTGGCTGGTGACTTCCTCGATCGCGCCAAGCTCTTGGCCACGATTGATCATGGCGGCCGTCAGGCCGTCATATTCCTTGCCGGCCTCGAAGGCGCGGACCACGTTCGGGCGCGGGATGAAGTCAAACGACTTCGAAACGCGCCAGCGCGTGCTTTTCGTTTTGGGCATGATTTGCTCCGGGTCAGGCGGCCTTGACGGCCTTGCGGACCGTGCGGCTGATGCCGGCACGAACGCGGCGGCGGTTGGCCCGCCACACAACGTAGAAGAAAGGATTTGCTGGCATGTTCTTGGTGCCGAATTCCTGCCACCGGGCATAGAACGCGTCCTGATCGCCTAGCTTCTTGTCACGGGTGCCGGCGTAGATGCTGATATAGAGGCCATCGCGCCCCCGGCCTCGGACGGTGCTGATCGCCATCGATCCCTTGGGCGCTTCCCCCCAGGTCCAGCCGATACTGTCACGCAGCGCACCGCTGTCCACGGGCACCAGCAGCTTCATTTCCGCCACCAGCTTGGTGGCGACGGCCTCCATTTCCACCCGCACGGCAGCATAGACACGCTGCCGCGTGGCATACAGCTTGCGGCGCAGGCGGTATGTGTCGGCCATGGTCAGCCCTCCAGATCGACCTGCAGCTGCACGATCCCGTGCAGATCCCCGGTCGGGTCATCGATCACCCGGATCAGCGTGACCTCGATCGGGTGCATGGTCAGCCGATCCTCGTCCGCGAAACCGTCCAGGGCGGCGGCCACATCATCGGTCAGATCTTCCAGCGCCCCCTTGCTGGAACTGCTGTGCCAGATGTCGATCTGCAAAGACTGCTGGCGCGCCGGGCCGCAATCATCACCCTGCGGGGTCCAATCGCTCGATCCCAGGGTGCAATATGGATAGCTCACATCGTCGGTGGCCCGATCGTAAACCTTGCCGGCCAGATCCGTCACCTGGCTTTCGATCCGGGCAATCACCAGCTGGCGCAGCGTGCGGCCTGCCCTCATTTGCGTTTCCCTTCCACCTGGAACATCACAAGCGCATTGTCCTGCGATCGATGGGGATTGCCCTTGATCTCATAGCGGCTGTCCTCGGTTTCGATCCGCCATTGCGACGTTATCCGCCGGGTCAGCGTGGATGCGCGAACGGCGACGGTGGCGGGATCCTTGGCCTCCATGCGCGCCTGCTGGAACGCTTCGCTGCCAGGGCGGTGCTGGATGTTGGCCCAGAACGCGCCATGATCGATCCAGCCCTGCACCACCACGCCATCGGCATCCTTGCCCGCGCGCGGCTCAAGGATGCGCACGCGGCGGTTCAGCTTTCCGGTGGGCATGGTCATGGCTGCAGCGGGCCGGTGCGCAGCTGCAGCTGCGATGCGGGCAGGCGGGCAAAGATGCGATGGCCGGCCAGCAGGGCGCGCACCGATGCGGGCGGCACCGCATCCTCGGCCGCGCCACCTTCACCGCCCCGGTTGGTGTAAAACCGTTCGGTCATCATCTTGACCGCAACGCGGATCGCGTCATCGGCCACCATCTGATCGGCATCGTATTCCGGCGCGCCGATCGCAGGCAGATCTGCGGCCTCCGCGTAGAAGGGCCGCCCGATCCAGTTGCGCACCATCGTCTCGGCGGCCGAGGCATAGGCGCTGATAAGCGCATCCTCCACGGTGTATTCCGGCGATTCATCGATACGCAGGTGCAATTTCAGCTCGGGCAGCCCCACGATCATTTGCCGCCCTTCCGCTTGGCGGCGCCGGTGTTGCCGGCGGGGGTGGCTTCCTCGGCCTGGTCGGCCGCGTCGGCGTCGGCGGCGTCGCCATCCTCGGCCGCCGGCGGCACCGCGTGCAGCGCCGCCTCGCGGGCATCCAGATCCTTGGCGGCTTCCGCCATCGACTGTTCGCGATCGGCCAGCTCGGCCGCGTGGCCGTCCAGCTCGGCCTGGCGCGCGTCCAGCTCGGCCTGTCGCGCATCCATGGCGGTGCGCTGCGTCTCGATCTCGGCGGTCGCACGTTCGACATCCTCCCTGATCTGCGCTTGAACCTCGGCCGGGGAAACCTCGATCTGATAGGCCACCAGGCGGCGGGCATCCTCGGGGCTGATCCCCCCGCGCTTGATCATGTCCTGCAGGCGATCGATGCCGGCCGGGGGCTCGGCGATCGCGGCAAAGCCGGGGGCGGCCCCCTGCGCCTGGACGGCCAGCGCACCGGCCTGGCGCTTCTGCGCGGCCTCGATGTCGGCCGGGGTCGCGTCCACGAACCGCTTGGTGGCTTTCAGCTGCTTGGCCTGCGCATCGGTCACGTCGATGATCCCATTGGCCGCCACGCGGCCATAGGATCCCGATGCAGCGCGCAGCGATTTTAGCTTGGGCATCTGCTTGTCCTTCATGTTTCAGGGATGGGCGGGGTGGCAGGGGCGGCCCAGGCCGCGCCTGCCTGCTGTGATCAGGCGCCGCCGGCCGCCGGGGTGTAGTAGGTCAGCGCCAGCGGGCGCTTGTTGGCCAGCGCGGCCCGCTTTTCGCCACGAACCGTCAGCATGTTCTTGTCGAAATTGTCGCGGTTCTCCGACGACAGCAGGATCTCGATGTCCTGGCGCTGGTAGTAGGTCGCGGCCAGCTTGAACGCGCCGGTCAGGAAATCACCCTCGGGCATGTTCTCGGTATCGACCACCTTGCGGCCCCACAGGCGGGGGGTCGCGGTGTCCGCGAACGGGTTGCCAAAGATGTAACGGCCGGTGCTGTCCTTCAGCATTTCAGCCGCCGCCCAATCCCAGATGTTCAGGACATGGGCATCCACGACATAGCCGGCGGCCTGGACCTGCAGCATGGCAAGGCGCAGGCGATCCAGGATCGTGGTGCCGGCGACCTCGCGGGCCTGCTGCGCATAGGCGGTCGCGGTCTGGATCAGGCCCAGGGGGTTTTCGCCCACGCCGTCACCGGCCAGGATTGCCGCATCCTCGGCCTTGTCCACCTCGTAACGCAGGGTGGTGTCGATGTCCGTCCGCAGCGCCGGCACATCGTCCAGCATGTGCTTGTGGATCTCCATCCGCCCGGCGATCGTCGCGACCTCGGCCGTCGCGGCTTCCCATACCTTGTCGATCAGCGGTTTAACGGTCACGCCGTCATCGGGGACATAGCCGGCCGCACCCGTCCGCGAAACCTCGCGGAAATACTTGATCAGCGCGGCATCCGTTTCGCCGACCGTGATCAGATCTTTCACCATCAGCTTGCGGTCGGGCTCGGACACGATGTCGCCATCCCGGCGCTCGGGGCGCAGCGCACCGCCGGATCCCGGCAGCGACGTGATGGCGTTGAAGAACCCCAGGGACAGATTGCCATGGACGCCGGATTTGGACGCGGCCGCGATCGTCTCGCTGGCCTTTTCCTCGACCAGCTCGCCCAGGGATTTGGCGCCACCGGCGCCACCGCGACGGCCGCCACTGGCGAACTTCTGTTCCAGCTCACGCGCGCCGGCGCGGATCTCCTCGATCGCGCTCTGCAGCTCGCCCTGTTGGGCCAGTGCCTTATCGACGGATGCCTTGGTGTCATCGGTCAGGCCGCCGAGGCGCTTGTTCTCGGCCAGGACGTTCTGCACGCTCTTGTTCAGCGATGCGGTGGTTTTCTCGAAAGTCTCCTGCAGCTCGCCGATCGACTTTTCCATATCAAAGGCCATGATCATTCTCCATTTGGGCCAAAGTTTTCTTGGCCGACCCCATCAGGGCGGCCATCGCATCGACAGCGCGCGGCATGTCGTCATCAGCAGCGCCCGGCATGCTGGTCATCCCCTTGATCATCTGGCGGCGTTCCGACCGGGGCATCCCGCCCCGCGCCATCGCCGCATCGATCTTGGCAATGTTCTTGACGCGCGGCGCCTCGGCCCGCGCGGTTTCGTTGATCTCGATCGCGTCGGCCGCCAGCAGCTCGTCGGCAAAACCCTGATCGATCGCGGCGCGGCCAGAAATCCAGGTTTCGCGGTCCATCATCTTGCCGATCTCGGCCGCGTCGATCCCGCTGCGCACCGCGTAAAGATCCGCCATCACTTCATCGAAGGCGGCCAGCTGGCCGGCCACGCTGGTCAGATCGTTTCGATCGCCCACCGCAAACACCCAGGTGTTGTGGATCATCAGGAACCCGGCGCGGGCGATCTCCACCCGATCGCCGGCCATGGCGATGATCGAGGCGGCCGAGGCGGCCAGGCCGACCACCCGCACCGTCACGTCGCCCTTGTGGCCGCGCAACAGGTTGTAGATGGCCAGCCCCTCGAACACGTCGCCGCCGGGGCTGTTGATGTTGACCACCACCGCCCGATCGGGCGCCTGACGCAGCAGCGCGCCCACGCGGCGCGCCGTCACGCCGTAGCCGTCCCAGCTCTCGCCGATCACGTCCATGACATCGACCACCAGGGGCAGATCGTCGCCGCCGGCATCGGCCAAGGCGCGGGCGTGCAGCTCGGGCTGCCACTTGTCCAGCGCCTTGGGCGGGGCGCAATCCGCGCGCACCTGGTCGGGCCGCACACCGAAATGCGCGACAGGCATATGGTTCTTGGCCATGTCAGATCCTTTCGTTCAGGCTGTCGATCGGCGCCATGGCGGTCTGGATCATCAGATCGTCAGCACCCCCGCCCCGGCGTTCCATGTTCAGTTTGTCGCGGGCCTCGTCGCGCGACATGATGCCGTTGGCGGTCATCTGGCGCAGGAAATCGGCCTTGGCCTTGCTGTCCATCTGCAGCATCGCCTCGCGGTTGAACTCGGCATAGATCGTGCGCTGGTCGCGCCGGCGGATCAGGGATTTGCGGATCCGCTGTTCCAGCTTTTTCAGGACCGGGTTGATCCCCAGCTGCATCCAGGACAGGAAAATCTGTTCCACGCCGGTGCCCCACATCGTCTGGCCCTCGGCCGCATGTCCGATGACGATCGGGGGCACCCCGAACCACCGGCAAACTTCCTCGATCGAGAACCGGCGCGTTTCCAGCATCTGCGCATCGTCGGGGTTCAGCGACAGCTGCTCAAACTCCATCCCGGCCTCAAGGACCATGATCTTGCCGGCCCGGCTCGATCCCGAATAATCCGCGACCAGCTGCTGCAGCTGCGGGCGCTGCTTTTCGCTGATTGAGCTGTTGGTTTTCAGGACGCCGGACGCCTGCATCCCCGATCCGAACATCCCGCTGCTGGCCTCGTCGGCCGCCATCGCGGCGCCCAGGGATTGCGTGCCCCACCGGATCGGCGACATGCCCTCGTCGCCGCCGAAACCCCACCCCCGCAGGTGCAGCATGTCGGCCTGTTTCACCGGGCGCGGCCGGCGCGCCCCCGGATCCGTGACCAGATAGATCAGCTCGTTTGTGTTGACCTGGCGCACCGGCCGGCAATGCGTCGATGGGATCGGCAGCAAGGCGGCCGGGCGATCGCCGATCCAGGCAATTTCCGCGTATCCGTTCCCGGTGGCCAGCATCCAGGAAAACATGCCTTCCCAGAACTCCACCGGCGTCTGATCCGCGTTCGGCGACAGGCTGATCAGATCATCCAGATCCCCGCCGATCTTCTGGCGGCCGGCCGGGGTCTTTTGGAAAACATCGATCGGCAGCGATGCCATCGCCTGCGCGGCCCGCGCGATGCACGCCCAGACTGCGGAAATGGTCAGGGCGCTGGAAAGGTTCACCGCCTTCCCGCTTGCGTTGGCAGCGACGTGATAGCCCAGATCGCCGCCTTGCATGGTCAGGCGATCGGCTTTCGTCAGCGCGGCCGCCATGGGGCGGCCGAACTGATCAATGATGGCCGTTGGCTTTTGCATCAGATCACCATGATCGGGTTGGCCAGAAATTCCTCGATCGAGGCTGGCGGCTTGGGATCGCCAAACATCAGCATGGCGGCGTTAAAGGTGGCCATCAGGGTGTCGATCTTGGCGGATCCGGCGGTTTGCTTCGTCACGATCCAGTTGCTCCCTTTCAATTCGGCCTTTGCGTTGCCCACGTTCCAAGCCATCAGCTCGGTCCCGCCATGGGTCATGCGGGCCTGTTTCAGCCGGCGCGGCAGCGATTGAACGGCGGCCTGCAGCTTCCAGCCCTGGCCGATGCTGATCCATCGATCGTCGCCGAATCCCTCGGCCTCCAATTCATCCAGCAGCTCATTGATGCCGGCCGCATCCAGGCCGATCGCCGGGCTTGCGTTGGGCAGCAGCCCCGCATCCTCCAGCTGGCGGATCACCGCGATGGCGCCGGCCACATCGTCGCCGACCTGTTCGCACAGGGTCAGCTGGCCCAGATCCTTGAATTCCTCCAGCCGGGGCGCGATGTCCTGGCGCTGATCGAACACGTCCTGGAACGCCCAGGCATGGGCCCAATGCAGCCATTGCCGGGTTCCCCTTTCCCGGCCGATCACCGCCAGCCCGAACAGGTCATCCAGGCCGCCGCCGTCGATCCCCACCACCGCGACCTCGCAGCGCCGGATCAGCTCGGGCAGCGTCAGCTTGCGATCACCACACCCCAGCCAGTAATCGGCACCGGGCCAGCGGTTGCTGTGCAGCCCAAGCCCGATCTCGATATTCAGGTGCTGCGATGCCCACCGGATCAGCTCGGCCTTGCCCTTGCCCTCGGCCGTCTGGAAATCGGCGATCAAGCGCGGCAGCTTGATCGATCGGCCCAGGTTAGGCAGCACCATCGGCCACAGCTTCGGATCCTTCCAAGGCTGCTTTTCGTCGCGCTGGACGGCCTCGGGGAACTCATACAGCACCGGCAGCATCCGCACGCCGGCGGTGATCGCGCCATCCCGCACCCCGCGCGCATACTGCAATTCAGACTTGAACACGCCGGTGGGCGCGATCTCCGACTGCGTGGTGATGATGATCAGCAGGCTTTCGTCATTGGTGATCATCCCGCCCCGGATCTGGCCGATCACGCGCGCGGCGTGGTTCATTTCTGCCATCAGGTGCAGCTCGTCGATGATCGCAAAGGCGGGGATGCCGCCCGTGACCACCTTGGGATCGAAACTCTTGATCTGCAGGGTGGCGTTCATCCGCACCCCTGTTTCCTCGTCCTGGTGCAGATCCGTGATCGTCTTGTTATGATCGCTGACCTTGAACCGGCGGCGCAGGTAAGGGTCGGCCTCGATCATCCCGGCCGCCTGCGCAAAGCACTTGGCCGCCACCGCTTGCGTTGGCCCGATGATGATCCCGTCGATGTTCGGGGTCTGGTTCATCAGCAGGGCGATGATGCCCAGGGCGGCGGCGTTGGTGGTCTTGCTGTTTTTTTTCGGGATCAGGTTGAAGATCTCGCCCACGAACCGCTTGCCGGTTTCGGGATCGATCGAACCGAACGCGGCCCGCACCAGGTCGCGCATCCATTCCCCGCCCACCTCGGCCATGGTGGGCTGGCCCTTGATGTCGGGCACCCGCAGCAGGTTGAACAGATCCACCGCCGCCTCGGCCATGATCGGATCCAGCGGCAGGGTCGCGATCGGTGTTTCACCGCGCGCTAGCTTGTCCGCCCAATCGGGGCAGGCAAAGGACAGCCCGACATCCAGCGGCATCAGTGGGCGCCGCGGTTCTTCATGCGATCGAAAATGTCACCGAAATTGTCGGGCACATCCTGCGCGGCCAGCCGGGCCTGCTCTTTCTTGCCCAGGGGTGCGGCCGGGGCGTCATCGTCGCCATCATCGTCCTGATCCGCAGGACGGCCGGGGCGGCGCGGTGCGGTGGGCGCCGCGTCCTGGATCCGTTCGCGCAGCTGGCGGATCGAAGGGGTGTGACCCTCGCGCACCCTGCGCATCAGCACGTCCAGCATCACGCCATCGACAAAAGTTGCGCCCATTTCCAGCTCACGGGAAAAATGCTTGCGCAGGGTCTTTTCATCGATCCCCATATCCTCGGCGATCCGCTTCTGCGCCCACCCGGCCGCAATGCGAACCATAACAAAGTCCTGATTTTCCTTTGTTTTCGAGAATGACGGCCGCCCCCGCCGATCCCGCAGCGGCGTCAGCGGCTGGCCGAACAGATCAACATCACCCCCGGCTGCAGGATTTTCGACTTTCATGGGAAAAAAAATCTCCAGCTGAGTGGGACGCGGGTCCGGGCCGGGACGGCCCCCCGACTTTCGACCCACCCCCCCTTGCCGGACGTCGGCGCGGATCAGGCGGGCGGGTCGCTGACCCCGACCATCACGGGCGGGTGGACGGTGCCGAGCACGCGCAGGTGTACCGACGCGCCGGCATTGAGGCGGGCCAGTTCGTCAGGGGTGGGTTGCCATGCCGTCACCATGGCAGGCGTACCTTGGCCACCCACCGTGCAGTTAATCAGCTCATCGCGAAGCGGCAGACCGAGGTAGCCTTGCGACTTGCCGATGATGCGGGTGACGCCCTCAATCGTTCCGATAAGCATCGCGCCGCTCCTCTCTCTGCTTGTCGCGGTTATGACAGGTGGCGCACATGCACTGGACGTTGGACCTGTCGAAGAACAGGTCACGGTCGCCACGATGGGCGCGGATGTGGTCACCGACCAGCTGGGCACTTTCGAAGATCCGCTTGCACCGGACGCAGGTGAAGCTGGCCGCGACCAGCACATCCCAACGGATGGCCTGCCACTCCGCCGTCTTGTACCACTTGCGCCAGGTATCGATCCTGTCACGCGACCGGACAGGTGCAGCGCCGCTGGAGCCGCGCGCCTTCAGCTGTTGCCCGCGCTGTGCAAGCTGCCTCATCCGTGCCATCGTTCCCCCATGAGGTAGAGCATATCTGACGGCCAGCTTGCCCAGAGCAGGAGGACGACCATGCCCAAGAGGCCGAGACATGAGATCCTTCACGAAGCCCATATGCGGAGCCAAGGCTGGCTTACTCGACTTGAACGCCTTGAGGAGCAGGGCGTAACAGGAGGCCCTGAACACGAAGAGGCCGCACGAATGTCGGAATACTGGATGCACCGGTATGGGGCATTGTCGGGCAAACGCGATGCCTAGAACGACGAACGCCCGCTAGGGGATGATCCCTGCGGGCGCACGTCTGGATAATAGTGATTCTGTTCGCACAGAGCGACGTAAGCGGTCAAGAACTTTTTTGCGCCCGGTATCCGATCATGGCGTCTAGGGTGCCTGCCAACGCTTCTATGGTGGCTTTGCAATTGCGACCACTGTCTGTCCAGTCGAACCGCAGCAGGAGTTGCTTGATCGACAAGCCCTTGACGCAGATGCCGTCGATCAGGTCGCGGCGGGTAAATGTCTCAGGCGCCCGTTCCCCAGGAGCGAGGTCGCGCTTGCGTTGCGAAGGGCGGATGCGGCGCAGGACCATGACAGGTCCGATCCCGATACGACGGCGCAGCGTGTCGAGTTCCGCAGAGAACTCGAGACGCCTATCCATCCAGTCGCGTGCATCGCCACTGCCCGCGCCGCCCTGAAGACTGGACAGCTTCATGCCATCGGCGGTCAGAAGTTCCACCAGATCACGATAGCGGCGGCCCACGGCGATCTGACTGGGGGTCAGGGGAGATGGCCGATTGCGACGCGCCGCAGCAGCGAGCATCCCGTCGAAGACGTCTGCCCGGCGGATGGCCTCGCGCCCACCAAAGCCACGATGAACAGCTGCCACCTTGTCGGTGCCGATAGGCAGCAGCTCGACGTTCTGGACCAGCACAAAGCCGCCACGGGCCGGGGCAGGGGCGATGTCGGGGCCGCAGGCCTCAGGAATAGCCCCAGCATCCTTCACGGCCCTCAGGCGCAACGCAGCGGCACGTTCGGCCTCCTGGGTCTTCAGTCTGGCGGACAGGCCTGCGGGAAGGTGGTTTTGATCCTCGGCAAGCTTTGCGATCAACATTTTGCGTCCCTTCTCGGTCATTTGTCTATCCGTTGTTCTTTGTCTTTAGGGATTGGGCTTGATGGGCTTAGTGGAGATTGAAGAGGGCTTGAGATTAGAGGGTGTTTGATAGGGTCTGATCCAATGAAATCATGGTCTTGAGTGGTGAATTTGGGCCTGACGGGCTTGATGGGCTTGAAAGTTCGACCCATGCACAAGGCAGGCTTTCCCCCCGACCCCGTTTGGAAGACGCGCGCACGTAGGCGAGATTTTCAGGCCCGTCAGGCCCTCAAGCCCAAAAATATGACCTAACCCTTTGATGACATTGAAACCGAAGCCCCCTGACCCCGCTTTCAGTCGCGCCCAATGGCCACCGCCACTAAGCCCGTCAGGCCCAAACACAACGACGAGGGGCTGACATGCGCGACGGGCCCGAAGGCCCGCCTGGTCGATGATCCTGAGAATGGGGTGCGGGGTCATCTGGACCATGACGTCCATCCGTTGCCCTTGTCGTTGGTTTCGGCCTCACGCATGCGCTGGCCGAAGTCTTCGCCGAGCCTGATGCCGCGATAGCCGGTGACGCCTGACTTTCCGGATGCGAAGGTCTTTTGCGTTTCGGGATGCCGCCAGCTGTCAGCTTTCGCCTTGAGCTTGTTCGATACCCTCCGTGGACCCCAACGCGCCTCGCCTCTTTCCTCAATCCAATAATTGAACGCTTCCATCAGTTCGCGGGCCGTCATGAAGTCGCCTTCGTAGCCGGTGACCGTGGTTGCATCAGCGAGGAACGTGCCGATCGGGTCGCTGTCCTTGCGATAGTCTTCCGTGGCGGCAAGGACCTCGTCCGGCTCCTGGAGGCCGCCATCGAGGAAGTCGAGCAGGCCCTGCACCATCCAGTTTAAGATGCCCGACCGCTCCTCCCACAGGATCGCGTCCAGGTCCTTCTTCAGGATACGCTTGTGTTCGGGGATCTGGATGGGGAACTTGACCAGCATCAGACGCCGCCAGATCCCGTCGTCACCGCCGCGGATGTCGGGCAGGTGATTGCCGCTGATCGTCAGCTTGAAATAGGGCTGCACCACGATCATCCCCGAGAACAGATCCCGGATCATCATCGGCTCGCCGCCGGTCAGTGCCTTGATCAGGGCCTCCTGCAGGCGCTCACCCTCTTCGGGTTCAGAGGTCCGCACGCTGCGGGCGCCGATCAGGGGGATCATGTCGGGCTGCGAGTCCGAGCCGGACTTCTTGTTCTTGCCGGTCAGGCTCTCGATCTTTGCCGTCGCGGAATAGTCGCCCATGATGCGCGAGACGATGTCCACCAGGACCGATTTGCCGTTGGCACCCGCCCCGTGGAAGAAGGCCAGCTTCTGGACCGGGATGCCGCTCATGGACAGGCCGAACCAGCGCTGCAGGAACCGCCGAACGTCGATGTTCGGTTGGATTTGCAGCAGGAAATCATCGAAGCGCGGGCACGTCGCGGCGGGGTCATAATCCACCGGCATCAGCTTGCTCAGCATATGCGCGCGGTCGTGGGACATCAGCTTGACCGCGGGCTTCGGACCTAGGCCCATGTCGCCCGTCGGGTCGATGTAGAAACGCAACGTCCCCGTCAGCGTGTTTACCACCAGATCGTCCTGGTCCAGATCGTCGACGGTGATCGAGCGCATAACCGACGCCTCGGCCGCCATGTTCGTCATCGGTCCCGAGTTGCCGGCGTTCTTGGCATGGGTGATTCGGCGACCGATCGCCGTCTTGTGGCCCTTCAACGCGGTCTCGATATTGCGCAGGCGCCCGGCAATGTTGCCTAGTTCGCCAAGCAGGGCCTCGTCGGCTGCATACCCGGCAGTGCTCTCGATCTCGGCCCGCCGCTTGATCAGCTGGAACTCTTCTTCCAGCAGCTTTCGATCGCGCGGGGTGGGCAGGATAAAATCGATCTCCTGCTCGATCAGCGCCGACATCTGCTGGGCCATGGTGCGGATCCGCGGCGACAAGCCCTTGGTGATCTCGGCATCCTTGCGCCAGCGCATCCCGTCCCAGATGTGCCAGCCGACCTGCGAGACGTAACGAACGTCCTGACCGAAGTGCACCACGAAGCGACGGGCATTCCCGATGTCGTTGAGGGGCTCGGCGGCGGCGACCGCAACGGGGTCGGGGGTCTCGTCATCACCCTGCCCATCGCGATCGTCCGGGGGCGGAGGTGGCGGCAGATAGCCATCGGGGTAACTGTCTGCAGGGTCGCCGTCATAGACATCCTGCGGCAGATCCATGCCATCGGGCAGATCGACCTCCTCTTCCGCAGCCATGGCGGCCCGGACCTTCTCGATACCGTCGTCGGTCATCTGTCATCCTTTCGCCGTGCGACGTCTTGTGCGCCCATCAGCAGGTCGTTCATGTCGATGCCCTCGCCCGGGTGGACGATGGCGGCGGTCAGGCCGGGACGCAGCGCCATGGCGCGGCGGAGGCCGGAAAGGAGTTTGGCGCGGGTCAGCTTCGGATCGCTGTCGCCGTCCTGGACGAAGACCAGGCGCTTGATCCAAGCGGGCGGCACGAAGGCATCGAGGTCGGCCAGATCCGGAATGCCCGCGTACTTTAGGCCGGGCCCCAGCTTGCGCGCGCCGGCCATGTTGCCGAGATCGACCCCGGCCCAGTACGCAGCGCCCGCAGCTTGGGCGGCGGCGACCATCGCAGACAGAGTCGTCTCGATCCCCTCGGCCATGACCAGGCAGGTGGCATCGCGCGGGGTGAAGATGCGGATCGCGCCGCCCTTCTTCGACCCGTAGACCTTCTTCGACGGCACCAGCTCGCCCGGCTTGGCCGGGTTCATGACCACGACCTTGCCCTTGGGCTGGTCGAGGTCGATCCATGTGCGATGCACGCCCGTCAGGGTGCCGTCGGGACCGAGGATCGCGGCCAACATGGCCGGACCCTCGTGCACCGTGACGAACTCGCCCCGGCGGCCATCGCCCGGCACCACGAGGCGGGCGGCGGGCTCGAAACGGAAGCAGCGCGGCAGCTGCGCACCGACGCGCGGACGGATCCCTCGGCGGGCGAGGTAGTCCACGACCACGGTGCCATCGGCCGGGTCCGCCTGATCCCAGATCTTGCGGGCCTGGGCGATGGCATCGGCGCGACGGCGCGCGGCGTCGGCCTCACGCGCGCGGCGATGTTCATCGGCCTTGCGTTCCTGTTCGGCTCGCTGCTGCGGCGTCAGCTCCTGCTCGGCCCCAACCAGCCAGTCCAACGCCGCCTTAAAGTCGAGGTCCAGCACCAGCTGCACCAGGGCGATCTGGTCGCCCTTAGCATCGCAGCGGCGGCAGAAGATCACGTCCTTGCGCGGGTTGATCGAGAAGCGGTCCTTGCCGCCGCAGCCGGGGCAGGGGCCGACCAGCTCGCCGCCGGTGCGCACCAGGCCGCCGATGGCCAGCCGATCGACCAGCTCCAGCATCGGCACCTGATGCGCCATGGCGATTCGCGGATCCTCACGCACGGGTCTGCGCCTCGTGATCAACCAGCCAGCGCAGCGCGCGCAGCAGATCGGCCTGACCGTCCAGCAGGATATGGCCGTGCCGATCGGTCAGGTCCGCGAACAGCATCGCCTTCCAGCGCCCGGTCACTGCGGCAGGTTCGCAGCCGAGCTGGTCGGCAATCTCGGCCAGGGCGCGGCGGGTTGCCAAGCCCTCGGCCAGGAACAGGTCATCGGCGGCGGTGAAGCTGCCGCGCGGCAGGGTCAGCAGGTGCGACAGGATACGGATCTGCCGCCCGGGCTGATTCTCGGCGATGGCGGCCTGCAGGGTGGCGCGGGTGCGCGCCTGCTTCGGATCTGCGTCCTGGGGCGTGGGCTCCGGTGCCGTGGCAGGTTTCGGTGCGGGTGACGAGGCCAAAGGCGCGGCAGACGCGATCTTCGGGGCAGCGTGTGGCGCGACTGTCGGGGTCGGCATAACCACCGGGGGTGTCGGGAATGCCTTGGCTTTGGCCGGGGGCGTGCACTTCGCGTCGGTCGAGGCCTTAGGCCTGCGCGCCGGGGCAGTCTTGGCGGGCGCGGCCTTGGCCTTGCGCGCCGGGGCCATGGCATCCGCGGGGTCGGCCTTCTTGAACCGGCCCTTGGGACGGCCGGGCACCGTGATCGGCCCGGTACCGCGAACGCCATAGCGCTTGATGGCGATCTGGGTTGCCGCCACAGGGCGCCCGAGGATGCGAGCGACCTCGGAGGGTCCCTTCCCGCCCGTCAGCAGCTCACGCGCCTGCTGCAGCTCTTCCAGCGCCCAAGGCAGGCCCTTCTTGTTGATCGCGACTGGCGCGGGTTCGACGTCGGCGCCAGTCGCGGTGATTGCGGTCGCCGGGGCGGCGGCTATCGCAGGCGCCGGGGCGGCCGAAGCCGGTGCGGTGCGTGACACATAGACCGCCAGATCCACGAAGCTGGCGGGCCGGATCGGATCAGGTAAGCGAGCCGCCAGGTCGCGCAGAAGCGCCAGCGGGATCAGGTCAGCGCGGCTCATTTCACACCCCGCGCGGCATCCCAGTGCGCGCCAAGCGCCCACCGGTCAAAATCATTCATTGTGGCGGCGATCAGGTGCACTGTGCCGCGGTGGATCTCCGGCGTTCGGCCGACCTGACCGGCTGCACGGATCAGCGGCATCATCACGCCCTCAGACGTGGCCCGCTCGGCACACTTGGCGACGATGTCGGCTAGCATCGCATGCTCGCCTGCATCGGGGGTCAGTGGCGGGCGCGACAGCACGGCAAGGCCGTGGATCAGCGCGCGATCAAACTGCGACAGCTTCATGGATCAACCCTCGATGTCGGCGCGCGCAGCAGGCGCAGGCCAAGTTGCGCGCCGGACAGCATCGAACAGCACGTCGCCAGCTTTCTGCAGGGCGGACGGGTCGCGCTTGGCGCAAGGAAAGCGGTCGGCGAAGTCTGTCAGCGCGACGCGCAGCGGATCCTCGGCCCCAAAGCTTTTGTTCACCGCGATCACGGCCAGGCGCAGCGCGGTCACGTCTGGCGTGGCCAGCTTGGCGCGCATGGCGACGCCAAGGGTGATCTGCATCGCGGCAATCCTGTGATCGGTGGTGGGCATCGCAGCCTCCGGCTCTGGGATGAACCGGGGCGCCCGCAGGGAGGAGGAGTGGCGGGCGCCCCGGAAGCCGCGCGTGAGGGACCGCGCGGATGGGAATGAAAAGGACGCGGCGGTCAGGCCGCCGCGTCAGGTGCCGGATCCGGACAGGCGGACACGGAGTAATGGTGCCCTGCTGCCAAAGGGCAGCTCTCGGCCGGGCCAGCCGCAGGTTCCGCAATCCCGAGAACTTCCGTCGTCACCCGAGGGCGGTCGAAATTGCGGCTTGGGTGGGGGGTTTCACCCCTGGACGGGCCGTGCTTCCTGCCCATTCCGTCCACCCCCGGGTGTCCTGTGAACCCGATCTGCATGTCAGCCCGCCATGATCTCGGCATAGCGGGGCAGGGTCCGCGTCGCGTGGTCGACGTGGTGCCCATAGGGGGCATTCATCGCGTCGAACCAGTTGCACGCAGTCTGGAAGGTGACGCCGAAATGCACGGCGCAGGCTTCGCGGCTGGAGAAGCTGGCGACCATCAGCAGCGACCAGTTGCGGCCAAAGACCGTGCGGTCGGCACCGTGATGAACGTGGGCACGGCGGGCCGCCTGGTGACCGCGCCCGCGCCCCGCAAGGGGATTGGGCTGGGACATTTGACGTGGCGACGCATCAGGCTGCGTCCGACGAAGCATCGGATTGGGGAAGGTCATGGGATTTCTCTTGGTTGGAGGAGGGGGAGGGTCGGTACGGATAAGAATGATCCGCACCGGAGGCTTCCCAAGACTGGACCGGGACACGCCCGCCAGTGACGCGTGCAATGGCAAACGCTAGGTCCAAGCTCGGGCGAGCTACCCCTCGCACAAGCTTGCTGATGGTCGCCTGCGTCACCCCTACGGATGTCGCGAAGTCATCTTGCCGAATTCCGGCCTCAGCGAGATATGTGAGAAGTGTGCTCATGCGCCACTTATCACTGACAGGAATATTATCGTCAAGAATAAATATTCCTGACGCGCGTTTGCGGGTATCACTCAAGCGTATGACAATGCCGCTATGAACCTGAAGAGCATGCGCCTCAGTCGTGGACTGAGCCAAAAAGAGCTGGCCGACATGGCTGGCGTTCAGCAAGCGACGATCTCGAAGGTCGAGGCCGGATACGACGGCGTGACCTTGCGGGTTCTACGATCCTTGGCGGCTGCATTGGACGTTGAGGTCTATGACCTGCTGTCTGACGACCGTGCAGCGGCCGAGCGTGAGCTAGTCAAGGCTTTCCGCGCCCTATCTGCCGATCGACAGCAGGGCTGGCTGGAGCTTGCAGCCGCCCTTGTTCAGCCTGGCTCTCAGCCATAGCAAGAAAAGATCGGAACTCCTCGTCGTTCATCTGACGAAGTAACGCTGCGAATCGCTCCTCAGTTTTCACCCATACCCCCTAGAACATAATGAGAACATCATGCAGCACCGCAACCGTGCGGTGCAAGTGCATGAGGTGCAATTGCCTCTCACGATCCTAACCAAGCGGTTCATAAATTCCCAACAGGAATTTTAAGGATTGACAGGAATATTCCTGACATTCATTTTCAGTCCCATCGAAACCCGATGGAGACCCCGGCCATGCGCCCCGTCCACAGCAATACCGTTTCCCTGCCCGTGACGCCCGCTGCTGTCGCTGACGCGATGGCGGTGCTGTCGACCCCTGATCTCGCCTCGCGACTGCCGGAGAGCATCCGTCGCATGGCGTGGAACGTGGCCATGAGCAGCATGGGATTCCGCGTCTCGCAGCGCCGCCGTGCGGCCAACCTGCATCGGGGGCCGCAATGACGGCCGATCGGCAGCCGCTCAGCCTGGCCGATGCCGAGATGATCAGGCGCACCCGCCACTTGGGGTGGGACAGCGGCACCTGTGCCGAGGCGCAGGATCTGCGACTCGTAGCCATGAGCCAGGGGCTTTCGCCACAAGCTTTTGACCAGGACGCTCCGGAATACCGCGCCGCGATCCGCCGCGCCCACCTGGTGGGCGTCGCGGCCGGGCTGGTGCTGGGTTTCGTCTGCCTCGTGATCGGCATCGCTCTCTACGACGCCATCAATACCCACTGGCCGGTGGCCTGCGACGGCACTGCCGCGCTGCCCAGCTGCGCGGCCCGCATCCTTGGAGCACTGACATGACCCGCCTCACGCAAGAAATGCGCGACGAGATCACCAGCGCCATGCTGGGCATCGTCGAACGCTACGACGTCGACCCGATCGATATGCCGCCCCTCGCCCATGCTGCCGCCGCCGAATGCTGCCGCATCGTTGAAGCGCTGGACCGGGGCAGGGCGGTAATCCCCGTGCAGGTCGAGCCTAGCTGGGAAGCCACCAGCCAGGCGATCACGATCGTCTCCGTCGATGGCGGCAGGCAGTGGGATCAGGTCCGGCGCATGGCCGTGCAGGAAGAGGTGCGGCTATGACCATCATCAAAGGCATTGGAGTGCCGCAGGAAATCTTGGGGAAGCTCCTCGAGGAGAACCTGCGCCTCGCGATGGTGGCCCAGATCAAGTTGGGCAAGCGGGTGCTGAAATGACCCAGCCCGTCATCCACCGGGGCGTCGCGATCCGGCAGTTCGACGTGCCGTGCACGCCCTACGTCTGGACCCACGACGAAACTGACGGTCACGGCACCGCGGAAACTTTAAACCAAGCGCGCGCCCAGATCGATGCGCATCTCGATAACAGTGGGAATTCCAATGGATAAGGCGAGAGCGAGGAACATCGCTGATCTAGTTCGCAGCGGACGTTCTGTTCTGGTTCTATGCGAGTCACGGCATCACATCGATGCTGCCGCCAAAGCGGTGGCCTCGCAAATCCCTGAGGGGGTCTGCCACGTCCATACTGGCACGATCCGACGCGGCGATACCGAAGTGCGCTTCATCTCACTTATGGGTCCAGACGGGCGCAGGCCAAGCGAGTTTGATTGGGTCGTCGCTGATTTCGAATTTATCCCTGAGAACAATTCGGGTGCAGCATGACCAGCCCGCGCACCATGGCCCTGGCGGCCATCATTCACTACGACTGCACGACCGACACCTGGGCGCGCACCTCCGCTGAGGTCGCCGCTGATCTAGTCGCCCGGTACCCCGCGCCGCGCGAGTGGGGCGTTACCGCCCGCCACGTCGCCCGCGTGGCCCGCGAGAAGGGCTGGAGCAACCGCCTGCGCGGCAGCGGCACTCCGGTCATGCAAGGCACCCCCAAGACGTTCAGCATGGATGAAGAGCTGGCCGCGATGGACGGCGGGCGCGGCTATGACGACGAGGAGCTGGTAGCATGACCGAGATCCCGATCGAGAGCGCCGCGGTCGATATGACCACAGGCAGGATCATCGAGAAAGGAACCGCGACTTTCGCCCTCCTCGCGCCTCGGAAAGATCTTTGCCAGACGTGCGCCCGTCACCACCCTGATGATCAGCCTCACGACGCCACGTCGCTGTACTACCAGTATGCCTTCTATGGCGAGAACGGCCGCTGGCCGAACTGGCAGGACGCCATGGCGCACTGTGGCCCTGACATCAAAGAAAGCTGGACGGCAGCGCTGATCGGGATGGGTGTTGATGTAGCGGGTGGGGGTGTCAGGCCTGCCAGCAGCCAGGCGCAGAACGATGACTGACCGCCCCATCCTGTTCTCCGGCCCGATGGTCCGCGCGCTCCTGGACGGCCGCAAGACGCAGACGCGGCGGGTGATCAAAGGCGTTCAGAGAAACAACTGCCTGACCGTTCGCAAGCCGACCAAGACAAAGACCGGCATCGAAGCCCATGTCATTGATGCTGGTGAACATGGTCTGCTGCCCTATGCCCCCGGCGACCGACTATGGGTGCGTGAGACTTGGCGCCCGCACTACCTCGGCGACGGGATTTGGGATCTTGATGTCTCGTATGCTGCAGATGGCGAGCGTCGCAGGATCAACGACGGAGAGTTTGGCGAGAAGGACTGGACGAGGCCCAAGGCCGCTGATCGCGGGAACGTTTCGCCCTTGTTCATGCCTCGGTGGGCTAGCCGCCTGACGCTGACCGTCAATGAGGTTCGCGTACATAGGCTGCAGGAGATGAGTGATGCAGATGCGGTGGCGGAAGGCGTTGAAATGGAAAGCGCCGATCCGCCTTTCTATTACGTGCCGGGCATCTGGCCGCACTCGATTACTGCCGTCGGCATAGAAGAGCCCGGCGGCCGCCATGCGGCACGATCCTTCGCGAAGCTCTGGGACAGCCTGAATGCCCACCGGGCGCCGTGGGACAGCAACCCGTGGGTGGTCGCCCTGACCTTCGCTGTCCAACCCTGCAACATCGATCAAATGGAGGCCTAGCCATGAAGAACAAGCTTGGAGATTTGAACAACCATCTGTTCGCTGCCCTTGAGCGCCTGTCGGACGAGGGCATGACGGGAGAGCAGATCGACCAGGAGGCTAAGCGCGCCGGCGCGATTGTCGATGTCGCGGACAAAATCTTGAGCAATGCCGACATCCAACTCAAAGCGGCGAAACTCTGGGCTGAGCACGGCAGCACGATCATGCCTATGCTGCCAAAGATAGGAAGCGCCGAGCAATGAGAGGTCGCGCTATCGGCTATGAACCTGAGGAGCTGGCTTGGATCGAGGCGCGGAAGGACATGCCACGAGAAGATCTGCACGCTATGTTTTGCGCCTACTGGCAGCGAGACGACGTGAGCGTCGATGCCATCAAAGGGCTGTGTACGCGTAAAGGGTGGCTAACCGGACGCACCGGATGCTTCAAGAAAGGAAACGTTTCGCACAATAAGGGCAAGCCAATGCCCGCGCACGTCAAGGAGAGAGCATCGCGAACGATGTTTAAGAAGGGCAATCGTCCTCACACGTATCGCGGGCCTGGTCACGAGAGGATCGACAGCAAAGACGGCTACGTCATTATGATCGTGGATGAAGTTAACCCTTGGAGTGGATCCTCCACGCGGCCCGTCCAAAAGCATCGGTACCTTTGGGAGCAGCGCAATGGCCCCGTCCCGGCTGGCCACGTCCTTAAGTGCCGTGACGGCGATAAGACTAATACTGATCCCGAGAACTGGGAATCAGTGCCGCAAGCAATCATGCCGCGCCTTAACGCCCGCTGGAATGGCGTGAAATACGATGATGCACCGGCGGAGCTGAAACCAACGGTTATGGCGATTGCCAGGCTGGAGTACGCAGCTCGGCAAGCAAAGGCCCGCAGGAAATGACCACCATCCTGCACCAGTTCAACGACCTGCGCCCCTTCGGTGGCTTCGACCTGATAATGGCCGACCCGCCTTGGCGCTATGAGATGCGATCGGAGAAGGGCGAGACCAGATCGCCCCAGGCCAAGTATGCCTGCATGACGATCGACGAGATCGCCGCGATGCCCGTCGCAGCGCTGGCCGCCCCGAACTGCCTGCTGTGGCTTTGGGGGCTGAACACGATGCTGCCTCAGGCCCTGAGGGTGATCGAGGCATGGGGCTTTGAGTACAAGACATCTGGCCACTGGGTGAAGACGACGGTGAACGGCAAGCTGAACATGGGCATGGGCTACATCCTGCGCGGTGCCGGCGAGCCCTTCCTGATCGGCACGCGCGGCGCGCCGAAGACGACCAGCTCGACCAGGTCCGTCATCATGGGCCAGATCCGCGAGCACAGCCGCAAGCCGGAGGAAGCGTTCGTCGAGGCCGAGAAGCTGATGCCCGACGCGCGCCGCATCGAGGTGTTTAGCCGGCAGAGACGGGCAGGGTGGTCGAACTGGGGACACGAGGCCGAGAAATTCGAGGAGGCCAGCTAATGGGACGCCAGGCAATTACTTTTGCGCCGCGCCTGCTTCCAACCCCTGAGGCTGCAGCGTATCTGGGCGTCAGCGAGACCATGCTGCGTGGGCTGTCGATCCCCCGCAAGCTGCTGGGCGGCAAGCGCCTTTATGATCGTCTTGTGCTTGACGAATTCGCGTCCAGCCTGCCCAGTGAGGGCGACGAGAAAGGGAACTCATGCGACGCGGTATTCGGGGACTGAAGGGGATCAAGGTCGTCACGAAGGCTGACGGTCGCCAGTACAAGTACCGCCGCGTGGGCGCACAGCTCGTGCCGCTGCCTGACCTTCCCGAGAACCACCCCGAGTTCCTTGCGGCATATGTCGCGGCAGGCGCGGTGCAGCCCAAGCCCCGCCACCAGGAGGGCACCATCTCCGCCCTATGCGTCGCCTATCTCGCATCTCATGAATACCGCCGTATGGCAGACAGCACGCGCGGCGTGTGGCGCCGGACGCTCGATCGCATCAGCGCCGATCGGGGCGCGGGCCTGGTCAAGGATCTTCGGCCCGATCACCTGCGCAAAGACATCCGCGCACTGACACCTGGGGCAGCTCAAAACCGGATCAAGGGTTGGCGGTCGATCCTGAAATTCGCGGTCGAGGAGGGGATGATCCCCTCTGACCCGTCTGTCGGCGTCAAGGCGCAGCGTGGCGAGGTCAAACCGCACCGCCAGTGGACAGCCGACGAGCTGATGACCTTCCGCGACCACTGGGCGGTGGATTCGCCGGAGCGGATAGCCTTCGAGGTCATTTATTGGACTGGCGCCCGCTGCGTCGACGCTGTCGGTCTCGGCTGGCAGAAGGTGGACGATGACGGGTGGCTTTCGTTCGTCCAGGCGAAGACTGGCGGCCCCGCGACATGCCCGATCACGGCGCTGCCCGAATGGGCCGCACCGTTGAGCGCCGAGCACGCTTTGTTTCTTGCATCGGTCCCGCGAGATCGAATGATCTGGATCATCACCCAAGGCGGCAAGCCGCGAAGCGTGAAGGGCCTGTCGCAGTGGATGAGTGCCGCCGCATCGACGGCTGGCCTGCCCGACGACTGCACCGCGCATGGACTTCGGAAGGCGCGCGCGGCGGCGCTAGCCGAGGCCGGGGCGACCGCCTCTCAGATCGGCGCGTGGACCGGGCATGCGAGCCTGTCGGAGATCTCTCACTATACCCGCCAGGCGGACCAGAAGGGCGTCCTTGGGGCGAAGCGAGAACGGCAAAGTGGAAACAACATTGCCCAGTTTCCAAAATAG